AACACAGAATCTTCCAAAAGTCAATCTGCAGAGCCAAAAAACAAGGCGAAATGAGCACGATTAACGATTTGCGGGCGGCGCTGAGCGCGGCGGTGCCAGAGCAATGGAAAGGCGATCCGCGCACCATCAGCCTGGCCTACATCGACAGCGCAAAGCGCGCGCAGCAGGAAGGGCGAAAAGTGCGGCAGGCGGCAAGCGCCGTGCGCATCGTTCGCGAAAGCCTGCACGCCGAAATGCGACGCATTAACCGGGCGTGCATCGACGAGCAGGCCGCAATTGGCTCATCTATTCCTTGGCAGGAATTCGACGACGGCATGCACGCTTACTTGAAACACGGAGATGAAAGCATTCTGCGCCGGCAGGAGGAGCAGTCTCGCCAGCGAGACAAGGCGCGCCGGCAATGCGACGCCGCGATTGAGCCATGCAACGCGCTGCTTGCCGACATCCAGCGCGAGCTGCATCGGCTGCGCGACATCGGGATCCTCATCAAAGAAATCGAGATTTCGGCCTGATGATCCCCGGGAGGGTGTTCCTTCCGGGGATTTTATTTTGCGTTGACGCGTTTCCTAAAGGACACTATAATTCCTAAAAGATGCACTATCTGGAACGTCTGCGAGAAAAACGGAAGGCCGCCAAGGCGACGCAGCATGAGCTTGCGATTGCAGTAGGCGTGCAGAAAGGCCACATTTGCAAGGTCGAAAATGGCGCACGAAAAGCAAGTGCTGGGCTGATCGTTCGTCTCGCGCTGTATTTCGGCGACGATCCGATCGAGGCACTGAAACAGTCAGTCGTGCTTGAAGGGGGGCGGAGAGGGCACACAGCCAAGCGGCACCTCCCCGCTGAGACCAGAACGCACGCGAATGCGTCTGACGGCGGGAAGTATACGCCGCACTCGCAAGGAGAGCAAGATGGTAGATAAGCCGCAGCTGAAACGGTCGTATGCATTCACGATCCTGCCCAGCGAATTCATCCGGGACGCCCGGCTTACGCACGAAGCGTTCCGCGTTTACGCGGTGCTGTGCATGCACGCGCCCGGCGGGGCGAACGAAAACACGACGGTGTTCCCCGACTACGAGCGCATAAAGGAGCTGACTGGGATTCGCCACAACCACACGATCGCCACGCGCATGCGCGAGCTTGAGGACGCCGGATGGCTTGAGCGCCGCAAGCGCTTTGGCGCATCGACGATCTACACGCTGACCATTCCGTCACCGCGTGAACCACAGTCCGTCACGCCGCGCACTAATGCGCACGAAGACGCAGTGGCCAGTCCGTCACGCGACGCACTAATGCACCGCGTGAACCACAGTCCGTCACCGCGTGAACCACAGTCCGTCACGCCATCGCAGACTAACAAGAACAAACTAACAAGAACCAAGAAACAAGAGTCTGGCGCGCCTGCGCGCGCCGCCCCCGCTCCTCCCGATCAGACGCTCGACGAATCCGGATCAGCCGAGCCGCAGCGACGCACGCTTTATGGAGACGCCTTCGTGGCCGTCGCTCGCGCATGCGCTATGGACGAGCGCGTGCCGATGCTGGCAAAGCGCATCTCCGTCGCCGCCAAATACCTGGCGCAGCGCGAGGTCGACCCGGAGTGCATCGCCGAGTTTGGGACTTGGTGGCACGCGAACGACTGGCGGGGCAAACGCGGCGACATGCCGACGCCCGAGCGCGTGACCGAACTGTGGCTGCAGTTCGAGCGGCGCGGACAGGTTGCCGCTGTGGCGCAGCCGGCTGCGCCCGTGAGCAAATACTCGAGCACACAGCGCCGGCCGCAGGCGATGTTTACGCCCGAGCAGCGGCGCGCCATCGAGGAGCAGGCGCGCCGCGAGCTCGAGGAAGAGGGGGTGCTGTAATGCCCGCGCGAATCACGCCGGCAGACATCGAGGAGATGCGCCGGGTAGCGGACGAGTGCGACTACGCGAGGGAGGCGATTGCGCGCCGCATGTACGCGAGCGTCGGAACGGTCACCAATTGGGGCGTGCGCGGATATTTGACGCGCAACGGCGACACGCTGCGACAGGCCGCGGCCAAGCGCTACGTCGAGCGCGTAACGGCGCTTGCCGTGCAGCACCACGGCGACATCCGCGCGATCGCGGCGGAGCTGGGCGGCTCGCATGAGCAGGCGCGGCAAATGCTGAATCGGCGCGGGCTGACCAAGGCCGACCGCGATGCGCTGGCGCGTCCGCGCCGATGCATTGAATGCGGCGCAGAATTTCAGAGCGCAAACATGCGCAAACTGCTGTGCTCGGTCGACTGCAAGCACGCTCGCCACGCGCGGAAAACTGCGCACAAAACTGCCATCCGCGCGGGACGCGATCCGTATGAGCCGCGCGGGCGCGACCTGCTCGAGAGGCGCTACCGCGACGCGCTGTGGCGCACATTCGGCCACGTTGCACGCACCGCGCAGATCCTCGGATGCAGCGCCTCGAACGCGTGGGCCTCGATCAATCGCTGGGGGCTGCGTGGGTATCTGGAGCGCTGCAGGGCGTCCCAATTCAGCGAGGAGAGGCTCACTGAAATCATTCATGACGCTGGCTGGGACGTGCGCAAAGCCTGTAGGGCGCACAGCAAATCGACCGGCTGGTTCCGGAAGGCGGCGACACGCGCGGGCGCGCTGCACCTGGTCACGCACGCGCCGTGTCTGCGGTGCGGGCGAATGTGCCCGCGCGTGCAGCTCAAAGGCAAGCGCACGTTCTGCAGTGTGGCGTGCCGCAATCGCACCGCTGCGGAATACTCTCGCCAAAGATACGCGGCACGACAAGCCGCAACTGGGAAGACCGTACGGAGGCAAAAAACATGTATCAGCTCATCACCATCGTCGGCCGCCTCGGCCGCGACCCCGAAATGAAGCTGCTGGCGTCGGGCCAGCAGGTGACGTCGTTCTCGGTCGCGACCGACCGTTCGACCGGGCAGGCCGGCGCGCGCACCAAAGAGACGACGTGGTTTCGCGTGTCGGTGTTCGGCAAGCAAGCCGAAGTCGCCAACCAGTACTTGAGCAAAGGCCGCATGGTCGTCATCGAGGGCCGGCTCGGCGTCGATCCGGCAACCGGCGGCCCGCGCGTGTACGTCGGCAGGGACGGATCGGCCAAAGCAGCGTACGAGATCATCGCCAACGACGTGCGATTCCTGCCGACCGGCAATGACGACGCGGCCGGCGCAGCGGAGCGACCGCTTGCCGGAGCGCCGGCCTTGAGGAGCAATGACGACCTCCCGTTTTGACGCCGTGCTCAGCGCATGGCACCGCTTGTCGTTGCGCTGGGATTTCGCTTGCGAAATCACGGGGACCGGCTGGTCGCTGCATCGCAACACGATCGCCGGGCTGCAATGGGATGTGCGCGCCGATGGAGACGTCCCGCTGTGGGCCCGCGCTGCGGCCGCCGAGGTGCTGCGCCGCGCTGCCGCGGCGACCGTCGACATGCAGCGCCCGTGCACGACGGCAAGTGCGCTCGAGATCGAGCGCAGGCTTGCCGCGATCATGGCCGACTATCAGCTCATGACATGGTCGGCGATCGTCCGCGCCCCGCTGCACATCCAGCCGGAGGCCGCGTGACGGCATCTGAGCGCACCATCCAGCAGGCGATCGTCGCGCGCCTGCGGTGGCACGGCTGGATGGTGCGTGAGCTGTCGCAGCCGCGCGCGGTCAGCGGGGAGCTGGTCGGCGTGCCTGACGTAATCGCATTCAAGGCCGGGCACACGCTGCTCGTCGAAGTGAAAAGGCCCGGCGGGGAAGTCCGGGCCTCGCAGCGCCAGTTTGGGCTCGAGATCGAGCCGCACAGCGCGCCGACGCTGGCGCACTGGATCACAAACGACGTCGATGATTTTGCGCGCAAACTCAATTGCCTTGAGCTTCTGAGCGACATCGTCACCGTGCGGGAGGAGCAATGACGCCTCGACCGCGCGGCTTGCGCTTGGGGCGCTCGGCTCGGCTCAGCACGCCGAGCGCGATCGTGCGGCCGTCCGCCAGGACAATGCGGGCAACCGGCCCGCGCTCGATCGCGACGACAGCGCCTGCCTGCTGCACGCCGCCGATGGTCACGACGATCTCGTCGCCCGCCCATGCCATCCAGCGCACGGGCGGAACGCCGAGCGGGTTTCCTCGCTCACGCGCCAAGGATTTGCTCCCGGTAGCGCAGCAAGGCCGCCCAATCCGATTTGCTGAATTTCATCGCGGGCAGCTCGCGGTGCACGGCCGCGCGAAAGTGCGCCTCGTCTTTGCGCACGTCCGCGCACTTGCTCGCGACGCTCTGCAGCAGCTGCGTGTGCGCGTCTGCGCGCGCCAGCTCGCCAGCGCTGAGGCCGGGCTGCGGCGCGGCGGGCGGCGGCGCGAACGGCTCTCCCTCGATCTGCTCGATGGCCCAGCGCCACGTGCCGCTGTCTGCGATGTCGAAATCGCCGTACTCGTTTTTGTCGTCGAGCGCCTCGCTCAAATACCGCCACGCCCACTGCTCGTCGATGATTTGCTGCTCGGTCGAGCTCAAGGTGAACGCTGCGTCGCCGCTCCAGTTGCGGCCGTCCCACGTGGCGACGACGACGTCTTTGGGGCTGGTGCTGCCGATGAGCGTGGCTTTGATCGTGATTTTCATGATTCTGGTCTCCTGTCTGCTGAATGCCAGCTTGCCGCTTGGCCGGTCGTGCTGGGTCTGATAGGTATTATTTTAGCTAAAACAATACCCATGTCAAGCCCCAAAACGCCAAAAAAGGAAGGTTTACGAATGTTCGTAACCTGGAGCCCCGCGTGACACGCTACGCGCGCTCACCAATCGTCGTGGTGCCCATTGGCGACCTGCACGTCGGCAGCAGCGTCGCGCTGTGCCCGGCGCACGGCGTGCAGCTCGAGGACGGCGGGCGCTACATGCCGAACGACGCGCAGCTGTGGCTGCACGCGCGTTGGCTCGACCTGGTGGCGCGTGTGCGCGAGCTTCGGCGCCGGCGCTACCACGTCGTCGTCGTGAGCCTAGGGGAATTCGTGGACGGCCGGCATCATGAGAGCACGCAGCTGCTGTCGCAGGCCCCGGAGATCCAGGCGTCGGCGGCCATCGACGTCATGCAGCCGATGATGACGCTCGCCCATGAGTTGTACGTGCTGCGCGGCACCGAGGCTCATTCCGGAAAAGGTGCCGCAACGGACTACGCGATCGGCCGCGAGCTCGGCGCGCGCCGCGATCCGTCGACGGGCATGCACGCGTTCTATCGGTTGCTGCTGACCGTCGCAGGCGTCCATTTCGACGTCGCGCACCATGTCGGCGGAGGCGGCGACGACCCGCGCCTGTACGGCGGCGCGATCCGGCGCGAGACGGCCGCGATGCTCATGGAGCGGCCGGACACGCACGTCGTTCTGCGCGGGCACGTGCATCGCGTGGCCGACACCGGCGATGCCTACCCGACGTGCTGGGGTGCGGTTGTGCCCGCATGGCAACTCAAGACGGCGTTTACGCACCGCGTCACGCGGCGCGATGCATTCCAGGTCGGCACCTGGCTGATCGAGATTCACAGGGAGGGGACGTGGGAAAAACAAAAATTGATGTGGTCGGTCCCGGAACAGACGCGAGTCGTGTCGAGCGTTTCGATCTTGCGCGCCTCCTCGAAATCGCGCATCGATATTCCGACGATCGTCCCGCCGCCGGAGAATTTGCCACGTCGTGGTTCGCGCACAAAAAAGGCTGGACCTACGAACGTGCGCTGAAAACGCTGCGGCTCATGGAGGCCGACGGCCTCGTCGCAAGCCGCCCGGTCGGCAAGCGCACGGTCTGGCGGGTGCGCGAATGACGCCACGCACCGAGCCGCTGCCGCTCGAGGCGCGCATCGTCGAGCTGCTGCGTGTGCAGTGGGCGCGTGCGCACGCCACGCAAGCGCTTGCCGGCGGGCAGGCCATGATCGAGGCACGCATCGTCGTGACGCCGCAGCACATCCGGGTGGAGGTGACGACGCGCGCGACACGGCAGGTCGACGTCGGCGAAGTTGGATAGGTATAATTTCGCCCACAACCAAATACAAACCGCACTGGCGGCGCTCATCACGGGCGCCGCTTTTTTGTTTTCTTGGAGGTCTCATATGGACGTGTCCGCATTGCTGATCTGGCTGTCTGGCGCTGGCATCAGCGCGGTGTCTGCATTCGTTCTCGAGCGCATCGCCGGCTTCGCTACGTTGTCGCCGAACGGCAAACAGACAGTCGCTACCATCGTCGCCGTGCTCATTGCCGTCTGTGCGATGTGGGCGCACGACTGGCTCGCGGCCAACCCGTCGGCGCTGATGGCCGCTGCGCCGTATTTCCAGATTTTCGTCACGGCCGTATCAATCCTGATCCAGCAGACGGCGCACGCTGTGCAGCGCTCGGCGGGGAACAGCCATGGCTGACGCGCTGATCGCCGTCGCCGTGTTCGTTGTCGCCGGCCTTGCGCTGGCGGCGCTGCTGTGGATCCCTGAATCGGGAGGGCCGAGCCGTGGCTGAAGCGTCCATCATCCAGCTTCTGACCGAAGGCGGCATCCCGGCGATGTTCGCGGCGCTGCTGATGTACACGCTTCACACGTCGGCGAAGCGCGAAGAGCGTCTCATGCAGCGCGAAGAAAAAGTGCTGGCGAAGCTGGACGACCTGTCGCAGACGATCATGCGGATTTCGGCTCAGCTGGATTCGCTCGTGAAAGAGATTGACCGTCTCAGAGGTGAGGACTGAATACGCCTTACATCAGCCAGATCGACAACGCGCCGCGCCGCAACGACTGCGGGCCTGCGTGCGTCGTCATGATGACGGGCGTATTCCATCCCGACCGCGTTACGGCGTCGAACGTCACTGAGCTCTCGAAGCGCTTCGACTTGCCGCAGGACGGCACGACGCAGCGCGATCTGCTCATGATGGGGCAGTCCGTCGGCATCCATCTGCAGGCGACCGCGGCTGCCGAATACCCATACATCGCGCTTGTCGATTACCGCCTGCTCCCCGTGCGCCTGCAGTCCGGCGGAGATTTCGCGCACTGGATTGTGCGTCTGTCAAGCACGAGCTACCACGATCCGCTCTGGCGCGGCAACGCCGGCGCGCACATCCAGACGACGCAGGCCGTGCTCGACCAGGCAGAAGCCGGCGCGCGGCGCTGGTCGAGCGTCGTCCCCAACCGAGTCACCCTCAAGGAGCTCCCCATGACACAGACATCCGGCAAGGCGCGCATCGCCGCATCGGCGTGGAACGTGCGCCGCGCACCCTCGACCGCATCCGCAACCGCGACCGGCTATCTGCTGCAGCCCGGGCAGGAGTTCGACGTGCTGGGCATGGTCACCGGCACAGACGGCATGCAGTGGGGCCGCACGTCGGTCACGATCGGCGGCGTGCGCGTCGCCGACGGCTATCTGCGCGCCGACGGCTGGCGCTGGGTCAGCACGACGACGCCCGTAGTTCCACAGCCGCCGACCGCACGCCCGCCTCTGCGCCTCGGTGTGCATTTCCACGACAGCCGCGGCCACCAATACGCGCAGGGATTCCTGGCGCAGGGCGGGCAGGGCGCGACGATCATGGAGGGCTACACGTTTTGTTCGCAACTAAAAATCGCCTACCCGCAGGCCGCGATCTTTGTGCGGCGCTGGTGGCCGGGCAATTATTTGCCACCGGTCGACCTCAACCTGCTGTGGGGCGCCGAGGACCCTAGGCTGATCTACGTGTCGCCGATCAACGAGGCGGACTGCATTGGGCAGGACATGCAGGACATCCGCCCTCGAGCCGAATACGACGCGGCAATGGCGCGCCTTGTAAAGCAGCGCACCGGCGGGCGTTTCAACGCGCTGACCGGGCGCTGGGAGGGCGGAGCAGTCTACGTCGCCAGCCCATATAGCATGGGCACGCCGGATTTCACCAGGCAGGACGTGTGCGACCAGCTGCGGCAGCACCTCGCGCCTCACTACAATTCCAATCTGCTGGCCTACGGATATCACAGCTACAGCCCGGACCCGGCGCACATCGACAAGCCGGCCGAATGGGTGTGGTACGAGCGCCGCTGCGATTTCCTGTTCCAGAAGTGCGGCTTCAACCCGGACCCGTCTCTGGCAGGCGTGTACATGGACGAAACCGGCGTCGACACCATGGGGCGCGGCGGGTATCTTGCGTGGGGCATGGACGGCGCTGCGGTCGCCGCCCACCTGCGCAAACTGTGCGACGCGCTGCGCAGCCCGCTCGTCGTCAACGGCAAGTCGTACCCATCTCCCTACCGTGCGGCAACGGTGTTCGCGGCCACCGACGACGTGCAGCGGTGGGGCGGATACCGCGTGCAGGGATTCCTGGGCGAGATCGCCCAGGTCGCGCAGGAGGCGCTGCGGTGATCTCGTTTGATGCCGTCGTCTACAAGGTGACAACGCTCGTGGACGGCGGCATTCGCGTGACGTTGGACCTGCCGGAGTACGCGCTCGAGGCGGCGACCGCCATGATGCGCTACAAGCGCGACGAGACCGCGCTGCGCGTGGCGTGCACGGGAGGCGAAGAGAATGAAACAAAACAGAACGTACGAAAGCCTCAAACGGAAGCAAAGGCTGCTGATTGAGGCGGCGCTCGAATCTGGGCTAAAGCGCAACATCACCGCGCTGTGCGCGGAGGCAGGGGTTGGCCGCGTGTCGTTCTATCGATGGATGAACGACGACTCGGTGTTCCGCGAAACATGGAATGGGCTGTGGCGCGATATTGCGAGCCGCCATTTCCCGACGGCCGTGGCCGCCGTCGCGGAAAAGGCGCAGCGCGGCGACGTGTCTGCCTCGCGCCTCATGGCCGAGCTACTGGGCGTGCTGAAGCAGCAGGTCGAACAGACCGGCACGCAGCGCGTCGAGATCGAGTACACCAACAACTGGCGCAACACCTATGAAGCTGAGCCTACCGCAACCGCATCCGGGGCAGATGCACGTGATGCAGCGAGCGAAGAGATTTAACTGGCTCAGTGCCGGTCGCCGCTGGCGCAAAACGACGATGGTCATGGCGATCGCCGTCGAACACGCCGTGCAGGGCGCACAGATCATGTGGTGCGCGCCAACGTATGAGCAGGCGCGCGTGGCGATGGAAGAAACGGCCTACGCCGCGCGTGACATTGCCGTGTTCAACGAATCGCGCATGACGGCTGCATTCCCGTCAGGCGGACGCATCGCGTACCGATCGCTGCAGAAGCCCGACAACGTGCGCAGCTTTACCGCGCACGGCATCGTCATCGACGAGGTCGCCGACGTACCCGAGGAGGCTTGGACAGCCGTGCTGCGTCCGACGCTCATCAGCACACGCGGTTGGATGTGGGGCATCGGCACGCCGAAGGGCAGAAACTGGTTCTACGCGCAGTGGCATCGCGCAGCAGAGCGCGGCGATGCGGCTGCGTTTCGCGCGCCCACCCTCGGCGCCGAGGTTGTCGGCGGCCGACTGGTGCGCAAGCCGCATCCGCTGGAGAACCCGACTGTGGACTGGGACGAGATCGAGCAGCTGCACCGCACGATGCCGGAATATGTGTTCCGCCAGGAAATCCTCGCCGAGTTTGTCGAAGTCGGCGGCGGCGTGTTCCGCGGTGTACGCGACGCCGTGCGCCCTGCAGCCATACGCAGCTATACCCACACGCACGTCGCCGGCCTCGACTGGGCCCTCAACTTCGACTACACGGTGCTCACGATCATCGACGCCACGACCGGCGCGGTCGTGCACGTCGATCGTTTCAACGGGGCAGAGTACGCCATGCAGCGCGCGCGCATCGCTGCTGCGTGCCAGCGCTTCCGCGTGGACGTGCTTCTGGCCGAGGCCAACGCGATGGGAAAACCGAACAACGACATGCTGCGCGACGAAGGGGTCCCCGTGCGCGACTTCACGACCACGTCCTCGACGAAAAGCGAGATCATCCGCCGTCTCGCTGCTGCGTTCGAGCAGCGGCGGCTGACGCTGCCGCCTGACGACGTGATGATCGCCGAGCTCGAGGCGTACGAGGCAAAGCGCCTCGAGTCCGGGGCGATCCGCTACAGCGCCCCCGACGGCATGCACGACGACACCGTGATGTCCCTGGCGCTCGCCTGGTACGCCGCGGACACGACGACGGCGGCTGTGGCGCCGATGATCGCGCGGTCGCCCTTCTAGCTGCTATGCACGCGCCTATACGCGCGCCATACACGCGTGCATAGCTGTTACAATCCCAGCACAACCAAATACCAACCGCACTGGCGGCGCTCACACCGAGTGCCGCTTTTTTGTTTTCCCACAATGACCACGAGCAACACCCCCAAACCCCGCAAGGTGCGCATCCGCGAATCGGTCTCGGCCGTCGTCGGCGAGATCGGCGAATCGCAGGGCGGCGCTCGCGGCCGCACCATCACGATCCGCGAGGCGATCACGGCCGGAGCGGTCAACCGCAACGGACGCCGCTACACCGAGGCTGCCATTCGCGCGGCCGTCGATGAGCTGCGACCGCTGCTTGCGGAGAGCAACGGACAGGGGAGGATCGCCATTCTGCGCACGCGGGACGGCGACCCTCTTGTCGGCGAAGCGGATCACCCATCGGACAAGGCGCAGGCGCCGCAGCTCCTCGAAACCATCGTCGCATGGACCGACGCGTCCTACGACGACGTGACTCGCGCGGTATCCCTGACGGGCACCATCGCGGACACGCAGCGAGGGCGGGACATCCTGGCACTGGCCGAAATCGGCGTGTTTCCCGGCGGCAGCCTGCGCGGGCACGGCATGTCGCAGGTCGTCGACATCGGCGAAAGCCAGATCGAGGAAGTCACGGAGCTGCACATCACGGGGTATGACCTCGTGCTGACGCCGTCGTTTGTCAACACCTCGGTCATCGAATCGGTGCAGCCCCCTGCGCCGCAACCAGACACCCACACGGAGGACATCGTGAACCACGAACTTATGCGCAAGGCGCTCGGCCTTGCCGAGTCTGCCACCGAGGCAGACATCATCGCCGCAGCGCAGCGCGCCGGCGACGCCGCCAAACAGCTCGAGGAGAGCCGCAAGCAGGACTCACTCACGCGCGCGATCGACGAGGCCTGCAAGGGCCTGCCGTACGACGTCGCGCTCAACGCGCAGTTCCGCGAGGAGCTGACCGAGGACGTCGCCGACGCCTCGGCCGTCGCCAGCCGCGCCGCCAGGCTGCGCAAGCGCTTCGACCAGGTCGCAGCCGCCGGCGCGCTCAAGGCGCAGGGCTACACCGGCCCGCTCGCCAGCGTGCAGGTCGCGCCCGTGTTCGAGCGCGAGACGGGCCAGCCGTCCTACGCCCAGCCGGCTCACGAATTCGCCGAAGCCGTCGCCGCTCGCCGCGGCGTGACGCTGTTCGAATCCTCGAAGCCGCGCACGGCCAACGAGCGGCTCGCCGCCAGCGTGCTCAAGCGCTACGACGAGATGTACGGCGCGCAGCTGCAGCGCGAGGCCCAGCTGTTCGCGGAAGCGCACACGGCCACCGACCTGACGCTGCCGTACACGGTGTCGCGCGCGATCAACGCCGCGGTGTTTCCGTCGCTTGTCGCGACCGGCATCTTCGACGCCGCGCTGATGCAGAACTCGCCCGAGTACCTCTACTACGAGTCGTACGCCGAAGAGACAGGTCTCACGGCTACGGTGACCGACGAGGTGGTCGCAGCGCCGGCAACGCTCGGGAACACGAGCGCGCTTGCCGCGCAGCGCGTGACGCCCGGCACGGTCGTCGTGACCAACAGCGCCGCGAGCACGACCTACACCGAGGGCACTGACTACACCGTCGATTACGCCAACGGCCTGGTGTTCTTCCCGGCCACGGGCGGTGCGATCACCGCGGCGCAGTCGCTGAAAATCGACTACCAGTACAAGGCGGTCCGCAAGGGCGAGAACGCCGCGATCGAGCGCGCCAAGAACACGCTGTCGCGCATCGCGATTGAAGCAAAGGCCGACCGGCTTGCCGTCGAGATCACGAATGAGTCGATTGTGTTCGGCCGCTCGCAGCTCGGCTACGACGTGGCGGCCCGGGCCGTCGCGAACATGACGAACGAAATCAACCGGATCATCGATCAGGGTCTGATTCGTCTCGCCATTCAGGCCGTCAAGTCGATCGCTTCCAACAGCGGCGGCACGTGGACCGTCGGCGGCACGCCAGACTACAGCGTCGGCGTAGCCACGATCGGCAAGGCCAAGGTCAAGGTGCTCAACCGCAACTACCAGCCGACGTTCGCGCTGATGTCCGCGACCAACTCCGACCTGATCGCAAACTGGACGGGTTTCTCGGCGTCGGGCCTGCGCCCGGACGGCGCGCTCAACCCAACCGGCTTCGTGGGCCGCGTCAAGGGCCTCGATGTGTTCGAATCCACGCAGATGACGGACACCGACATCATCGTCGGCAACCGCGAGCTGGTGATGTTCCGCATCTTCCAGCCGTTGCTCGTCAAGGGCCCGTTCCCGTCTTACGATTCGAACAAGCTCAAAGCCAACGATCAGTGGTACATCGAGGGCTTCAACGCCTCCGCTGCACCCGTGCCGCAGAAGGGCGCGTTCATGATCGTGGCCTAGGCTGCGCACTAGCGGGCGCGTGCGGGAGACCGTGCGCGCCCTGTGTCTATGAAACGATTTGTCAAAATCACCGCCGTCGCCGATCGCGTGCTTGTGGCCGAGTGCTGGCTCTACGCTGGCGAGTCGCGCGTGGTGCACCGGCGCTACGCCGACCGCGTGCTGTCTGCCCAGCCCGGCGCGCTGACCGTAACCGAGATCGACGACGGCGCCATGACGGAGCCGCAGCCGGTCGTCCTCGAGGAGGCGCACGATGCCCATCACCCGCCAGTCGCTGATCGACAGCCTGACCGCGGCCCTGCCCGCAAGGGCCGGCGCGCCTAGCAGCACGCAGTACGCCGACGCCATCGACGCCGCTGTGCTTGCGTATTCGCAGCGCGTGCCGCTCGTGCGCACTACGACGCTCGCCGTAACGGCGGGCGTTTCGTCGTATTCGCTGCCAGCTGATTTCCTTGCGCTGGTCAGCCTGGAGTCGGCCGAAGTGCTCGGCCTGCACGTCGCGATCACGAGCGCCGGCATTGTCCCGCTCGGTGACGCCGAGGACGAGGTCTACGAGATCCTCGGCAATACGCTCGTGTTCGACGACGCGCCGACCTACTCGAGTGAGCGCACGCTGAAATACAACGCGGCGCACGTGGCGACCAGCGGCACGTACGCCGACATGCAGACGCGCGACCGCGAGCCGGTGCTGCTGCGCGCGCAGGCCGACCTGCTGCGCATGCTCGCGATGCGCGAAGCCGGCAACGCGTGGTCGTACAAGATCGGTGACGAAAGCGTCGACAAGAAGGGCCTTGGACAGGCGCTGTTCATGGCGGCAGACGTGATCGACCGGCAGTACGAGCGCATCGTGGACACGCTCGGCGGCGGCGCTGGTAGCGGCGGCACGGTGAGCGTGCGGTCGGACTACACGGCGTGGAAATAATATGCTGACGCCCGGCGACATGGAGAGCATCCGCGCAACGTTCGACGAGATGCGCGCCGACAACGCGGCGAGCATCGCGCTGCGTCGCGGCACATCAACGCTCTCCGCGCAGTCGTTCCGCTTTGGGCTGAAGGGCGCCGGATCGCGCAACACGGGAGCCGCGCCTACGCCGGCCGGGCTGGCGCAGACAACGGCGCAGGGCACGCTCGTCGGAGCGACGACCGCCGACGTCCAGATCGGCGACCGCTTCACGAGCGGCGGCGTCGTGTGGCAGGTGGTCTACGTGCGGCCGGACCGGCGCGCGGCGACGCTGTGCGACGTGGAGGCCACGCAGTGAGCGGCATTGCGTTTACCGTCGCCTTCGAAGACATGGCCAAGCAGATCGACGCGATCAAGCTGCACGCGGCCGTGCACAAGATCATCAGCATCTGGGCGCAGCAGGTCGAGAACGACATGCGGAAAAACGCAACGTGGACTGACCGCAGCGGCGCGGCGCGCAACGGCTTGTTCCGCGCGGTCGACAACGCGCCGGCGTCCATCACCGCACGCTTCGGCCACACGATGGAATACGGGCGATACCTGGAGCTGAGCAACGCCGGCAAATACGCAATCATCATGCCGAGCATTCAGGCGCGGCTGCCCGAGCTTGAGCAGAGCTTGTCGCGCATTATGGAGGAGGCCTAACCGTGGCACTGACTGACACCATCGCCCGCCTGCTGGGGCGCACCAGCGCCACGACACGCGCGCGCACGACGCTCGACGATACGCCGCAGCCGGCGTCGATGCCGTCGCTGTCGAGTGATCGCTTCTCGATCTCGCGCGCGCGTGCGTCCGTGATCCGCGAGTGCCGCGATCTGTATCGCACCGACGCGCGCATTCGTCGCATCCTCAAGAGCGTAAGCGCCGACGTCGTCAAGGGTGGCTATACAGTGACCGTGCGCGGGGACCAGCGAGCGGCCGACATCGCCGCGGCGCAGGAGCAGCGCCTCAAATTGACCTCGCGCCTCGACGACTGGACGCGGCTCTGTTTTGTGGACGGCGACCTGTTCCTTGAGCTCGGCGTGGACGCGCAGGGGCAGATCGCTGCCGTGACCCGCAAGCCGACGCTCGAGATCATCCGAAGCTCAAACAACCTCGACCAGTTCGACGACCCGAGCCGCGCGTTCTACTGGATCGGCGACACGCCCATGATGGCCGGCGACGCGCTGCCGAAAGACGCCGTGCCGCTCGCGCAGTGGCAGATCATCCACGCGCGCTGGGACCACGACGACGGCGAGCGCTACGGCAACCCGATGTTCGGCTCGGCGGTGCAGACGGCCAAATACGTGCACGACGGCGAGCGCAACATGGCCGTGCGCCGTCTGTCTCGCAGCGGCCTGCGCTACTCTCACCGCGTCGAGGGATCACAGCAGGAGGTCGAGCGCTACCGCAGGGCCAACCAGGACGCCCTGAACGACCCGTATGCCGCCGTCACAGACTTTTTCGGGAACTCCGTGATTACGCGCCTCGACGGCGACTCGAACCTCGCACAGTACGACGACGTGATGCATCACGTGCGCACGCTCGGCATGGCGTCGCCGATCGCGCTCGGCCTGCTCGGCTACGGGCAGGACTTGAACCGCGACGTGCTCGACGAGCAACAGCAGCAGTACGAGCGCACGCTCGAAAGCATGACCGAATGGCTGCAGGCGCAGATCGTCGAGCCGATGCTGCGCCTCGAGTGGCTCCTCGCCGGCATCCTGCCTGAGTCGCTCGACTACGAGATCGTGTGGAAAGCCAAGCAGCCGTTCACGGCAGGAAATCTCAAAGCCGCGGCCGAGGCCGGCCTTGCGCTGCAGGCGCTGGGGTACGATCCGATCGCCGTGCACGCGATGCTCACGCGCTTCATGCCTGGTCTCGACGCCATTGTCCCGGAGCCGCCGACGCCGCCCGAGACCACGCCGAGCGCCATCGCCGCGGCCATGGGAGGGCGGTAATGACCGGGGTTGAATACCCACAACAAAACATCGCGCTGCTGCGTCTGCAGCTCTACACGATCGGCGCAGTGACCGAGGCGTTCGGCGATGCCGCGCGCAAGGCTTCGGCGCTTATCGTGCAGCGCGCCGACAAGAGCGGCATGGTGAGCGACCTCGAGCTCGGCATCATCCGCCCGCGCATCAACCGGCTGATCGACGATGCGCTCGGGCGCTGGGTCTCAATCACGCGCGCAGCGAGGCGCGAGGCGGCGTCGCTGCCGTTCGGGACCATGCGCCGCATGCACGCCCGCATGATGCGCGGGGTCCCGATCACCGAAGCGCGGGCGCGCATCACGCAGGAAGACGAAGAGGTCGACTACGTGTTCCAGCCGCAGATCGCGTCGGTGATGCAGGCGGCGTCGCGCGGCTTCGGCCGCAACTGGTCGGACACGATCTGGCGCACATCGCAGCAGGCGCGAGGCGGGGCGGGCAACGTGCTGTATCAGGGCATCAGCCAGGGCAAGAGCGCGTGGGACATCGCCAAGTCGCTGGAATCTTTTCTTGGCGCCGGCGCCGACTGCCCGCGCTGGACGCGCACGCGCTTGTTCGGGCTGACAAAGGGCGACATCGCGGACGGGAACATGGCCGGCCTGCTCAGCAGCTCGCCCGTATCGCAGGCGATGGGTGCGTCGCCGTGCCAGCCAAAGGGCGTCAGCTACAACGCACTGCGCACGGCGCGCACCGAGATCAGCCGCGTGCACCACGAGGCTTCGCAGGCGACCTACCGCGACCAGCCGTGGGTGCAGGAGGAGCAAATCAATCTCAACCCGCAGCACCCGGTCGAAGACATCTGCGACGAGGTGATCCGCGACGGCCGGGACGGGAAGGGCATCTACCCGATTGGCGAGGTGTCGCTGCCGATCCATCCCAACTGCCTGTGCTTTTCGACAGCCGTAATCATGCAAGACGATGATTTCGATTCGCGCATGCGCGGCTGGCTGCGCGGCGAGTCGTGGCCGGACATGGACGCGTACAGCGCCAAATACGGGCGCGGCATGGAGCCTGCGCTCACGTCGTCGAGCGCGTCGCCGCCGGCCGGCAACGTGCTGGCCATGCCAAGCGGCACGCGCGCCATCGACGCGCTCGACGCCTGGCTGACCGGCGACCAACGCACGATTGACAAGCGCATGGACGTAGACGAGGAGGGTGCATGACCATCCGGGACGACATCGCCGCGGCGTTGACCGCCAACGCAGGCATCGTGGCTGTGCTCACGGGCGGCGTCCACAAGGACATCGTCAGCCGCCAGACGACGCCGAGCGCGTTCGACGCGACGACGCTTGAGCTCAAGCCGTGCGCCGTCGTACGCATGGAGACCGAGGTGCCGGACGGCCCGTTCGTGCACAGCGTGCGCACGCCGGTGGTGATCTACTTTTACCAGCGCACAGGCTACGACCAGGTCGAATCCGCCATGCAGCTCGTCTACGTGCTGCTGCAGCGCAGCAAGGTCGGCGCGTCCACGTTCGAGGTGCGGCTTGCCGACCAGGTCAACGATCAGTGGGACGACGTGCTCAACGCGTCGATGGCCATGCAGCGCTACAACGTGACGCGCATGCGAGCGTAGGGGACGCGTGCGATAATCCCAGCACAACCAAATACCAACCGCACTGGCGGCGCTCATCACGGGCGCCGCTTTTTTGTTTTCGGAGGACACACACATGCCGACGTTTTCCAACTACCCCTACGGGTGCCGCGAAGTGCGCGTAAAGAACGGCGCTGCCGCAAGCATCGCCAACCGCGCCGCGCAGACGCTCAAATTCAAAGAATCGATCACGAGCGCCAATCTCATGGGCAACGACCGCGTGGTCGCGACCAAGACGTACATGACGCACATGGAGCTGGAATTCGAGGCCGGCGGCATGGATTTGGATTTCTACGCCGCGCTGACCGGCCGCACAATCACGACGAGCGGCACGGGAGCAGCTGAGGTTGGCACGATGCCGCTGACCGGCGGCGATTCGTTCCCGTATCTGGCGGTCTACGGCAAAATCCTGGGCGAGGGGGCGGACGATTTGCATGTGAAGTTTTTCAAGTGCAAGGTCACCGAGATCGACGGCGAGTTCAAGGAAGGCGCGTTCGCTGTCACCAAGTGCAAGCTGGTCGCAATCCCGGACGCGGCGGCTTCTGACAAGGTGGCCGAGATTGTCGCGAACGAAACCGCAGCGGCGCTGCCGGCGTAGCCTATGGAAGAAAAAGAGCTGAGCGCGCAAGCGGCCGACAAGCGGCGCACGTGGCGCAGGGAGCGCCGGGCCGGCAAGCTGCTCACCACAGCGACCGGCCTGGTGCTGCGCGTCCGGCGCGCGACGCTGATCGACCTCGTGCGCGCCGGGCACATCCCGCAGCCGCTGCTGCCGACGGTCGAGGAGATTTTCAGCGCGGGAACGATGACGATCACCGACGCCGTGCGCTACATGGACGCGGTCGAGGCGATCTGCCGCGTGGTCATCACCGAGCCGCGCGTCGTCGACGGCATCTCTGACTCCGACGACGAGATCGGTCTCGGCGAAATGACGGCCGACGAAAAGTTGAGCGTGGTGAACTACGTGAACTCGACGCCGGTCGGTCTCTACAATTTTTTAGGAAACGCGACCACGTGACGACGCTGCACATGGTCGCGCAAACGTACGGGCAGCGGCCGTCGCAGATCGTCGGCATCCGCTCGTCGAGACTGGCGTATCAGTTCGACGTCGCCGTGCTCGCGTCGGTCAGCGTACAGCCGAGCGGGGCCGCGCAGCCGCAGCAGCGCTACAGCGTGCCCAGTAGTCTCCCGGTACGGCGCATGGCCATACCGGAATCGGGAGTGTGGTAGATGGCAACACGCATCGGCAGCGTCGAGGGCTCGGTCAACATCAGCGTGACCGAGGCAATCAACGGCCTGCGGCAGCTGTCGGCGAGCCTGCGGCAGACGGCGGCCAGCGCCGGGCAGGCCGGCGCGCAGATCGGCACGGCATTCGACGGCCTTGGCGCGAAGGTCGCCGGCGCCGGGCGGTCTGCCGCGGGCGGCCTGCGCAATGCATTTGCCAGCGCCAAGACTGCCGTCGCCGGAGAGGCGCAGAGCATGGCGGATTCGTTCAAGGGCGCTCTCGGCCCGGGCATCGGCGCGACAATCGGCATGGGCTTCGGCATGGCACTTGCGGGCGCGGCGGCCGCGGCCATTGGCGCGCTGCAGCAGACCGTCACAAAATTTATTGACACGGGCGTCGCCATCGGGAAACTCCAGCAGAGCACGGGCATGGCGGCGACAGAGCTCTCTGCTCTCGCGCGCATCGCCGAGGAAAACGAAGTTTCGTTTGACAGCTTCCGCACTTCGATGTCGCGGTTTTCGCGCACGGTGTTTGAGCTCCAGGGGCCGACGGCCAACGTGCAGACGGAGCTGATGAAACTCGCCGATCGTTTCAAAGCGATGCCGGACGGGCCCGAAAAAGCGGCGCTCGCGATGGAGATGTTCGGGCGGCAGGGCGAAGCGATGATCCCGATCCTGTCGCAGGGCAGCGAGGCGCTGGCGCAATATTCCGCGGAGCTCGCCAAGGCGGGCCTTGTCATGGATGATTCGATGGTTGCCACGGCCAACCGCGCCGACGACGCGCTTGACCGGCTCGGCCGCTCGCAGGAGCGCATCGGCATCCAGATCGCGGACAAGGTGGTGCCGGCCTACAGCGCGTTCATCGACGTGCTGGCGCAAGTGGTCGACAACACCGAGGAATACGGAGTGGCTGCATTTTCCAGCGGAAACATCCTGCAGGCGGGCGTGCAGGTGCAGGCGGCTTACGCAGCCGAGGCTCTCAACGTCGCGGGCGCGACCAACGCGGCAACGGCGGCGCTCAACGCAACGGCGCTCGCAGCCGCGCGCGCGTACGTCGCATACGGCCAGCTGCGGGCGGCGGAATCGGCCAGGCTGATCGGCATCGCCGAAACACGCAGCGCCGGCGCGGCGCTCGGCAACGATGAGCAAAAATGGATGGATCGCAGCGAGGTCCAGCTGCAGAAAATCCGGCTCGGCAACACGGCCTACGCCGACCGTCAGCGCGCGCTGACGGACACGGACATCGAACAGCGCCGCGCGCTGAATTCGACGCGTTCGATGACAGACGCAGACGCGCAGCTTAACGCGTGGCTCGAGCAGGTGAACGTCAGCTTCGAGGGGCGCACGGCCAGCGCGGGGGGCGCGGCGCGCGCAACGCGCGGGCTGGCCGACGAAACGCGCGGGCTGGCCGATGCCCAGCAGGAGCTCGAGCGCCGCACGCAGGGCATTGGCAGCGCAATGGGGCAGTCGCTGGAGCCGATGAGCGCGAGCCAGCGCTTCCAGACGGCGTGGAAAGTCGCGACGGGAGAGACGACGATCGCGCAGCTGCAGCAGGAGGCGGCGGTCAAGGGCGTCATGAAGGCGCTCGACGCCGGGAGCATTTCGCAGGAGGACGCGCTGGCAACGCTGCTGAGCCTGCGCGCCGGGCTGCTCGACAACAAGGGCGCAATGGATCAGGCCGGCCAGTACGCCGGGCAGTTTGCCGCCGACGTCGACGCGATCCAAGGCGTCACGGCAAAAGCAATTGAAAAAGTGCAGGACTTGTCAAAAGGCATCAACACGCTTCCAAGCAAGACCGTGACGCTCGGCATGCAGATCATCGGCGCAGACGATCTGCTGGACGCGCACACGCGCTGGAACGCCATGCAGAACCGCACGGTGCGGCTCAACGTCGAGGTGCTCGGCATGGATCAGCTCGCGGCCGTGTGGGCGGCGCTTTACGGCGGCAGCCCGCCCGTGGGCACGCCAAGCGGCAGCACAGGCAGCACGGGCAGCACGGGCAGCACAGGGACCACAGACACCGGCAGTGACTACGGGGGCGACGGCGGGGGCGGCAGGAAGACCGGCGGGCGGTCCTCGGTCAACGTCGTATTCAACGGTCGCGTGCTCGCAACGGCGATGACCGACGACACGACCGTGCGCGGCGTGCGCGGCAACCAGCGCAGGAGTTACGGCTAGATGGCATACGCATACATCATCCTTTCCGGCACGGGCGCGATCGGCGGAGGCAAGCGCGTGCGCGTGTTCCAGCAATCGTATCGGCAGGCGAGCGGTGCGCAGATCGCTACCGAGATCACGCTAAACGCAAAGCGTTACGGTGCGCTCGACATCGACCTGCCGAGCTACGCGATGGACTGCTACGTGCGCGAGACAGAGTCCGACACAAACTATTTCTCACTGTCGGCCCTGCGTGCGATCCGCTTTGCGAGCACGGCCGCCGCGCGCAAGCTCAAATACCAGGACCCGTACGGCACGACGCGCGACGTGCTGTGGACGTCCACGTGGGACCCGGCGCCGGCGCTGCCCGCGCTCATGGACGGGTCCGAGGGATGGTACCTCGTCTCGATCGCGCTGGAGACCTACGCATGAGCAGGACCATTTCGGGAGCGCTCTCGACGGCCGAGCGGCAGCCGGTTGTCAAATGGTCGCACGACGTCACCGCGCGCCGCGAGGTCTGGTCGTTCTCGCAGCTCGCGTCTCAGGCCAACGCGGACGTCGATACGGCCATCCCGCAGTCGTACGTCATGCGGTCGTCGGGAGCGCTGGCGTATGCGTCGTGGATGAGCACGACGGGCGTGCACCGCGTGCGCATCATCGACACGACGGTTGCGGCAGATTACGCGCTGTCGTCGACCAGCGCGACGACGGTCGCCGGCCGCTGCATGCGCCCTGGGCTGGTCACGCTCGCGAACGGGCAGACGTGGCTGTATACGGCCGACCACGACGCGCTCGGCGTGCAGGTGCGTCGCGTACAGCTGACAGACACGACCAACCCGCTCTCCTTCGCGCTTGCGGATTTTGGCGCGATTTTCGGCGGCTCGGCATTCGCTTCCTTTTCGGTGGTCCAGCGCGTCGAAGCTGTGTGCCCGACCGAGCTCGGCGTAATCGTCTGTATCGGGTCGCACGATTTCACGGGCGGCCTGTCCACGCTGACGTTCTGGTGGCTGGACACGGGCGGCACGTCCTACGAGCTGTCGAACATCATCCAGATGCCGCTCACCACAGCCTATGCCGCCAACTGGGGCAGCGCGTGGTACGGCGGCGCGGAATACGCGTGCCACGTCACGGCAGCGGCGATAGACGACCGCATCGTGATCGTCGCATCTGATCAGGTGCGCGGGCGCGCGGTGTCGTGGACCGTGCAGCACGGCGTCGAGTCCAGCGTGCGCCCTGTGGCGCCGATCGACCCCGAGGCCGCGCTGCTCTCTCTCATGCCCTACAGCATCACGGCGATCAACGGCACGCTGTATCTCACGGCCCGTTTTGCGCGGCAGTCGCGCATCACCGAGACGACGACGGTCGAGGCAGCCGCGTGGGATCTCGCGCTCGTCAGTGCCGACGGCGAGAACTGGTCCTTCGGCGAGCTGTCGTCGTGGCTGACGTCGGCATCGCTGCGCGGCACGCTGCTCATGCGCGCCGACAGCCCGACCGTGCTCGTCTACGCCGGCAACATGCGCGCGTATGCGTCGGCCGTCACGCAGCTGCAGGCGCCGTCGGCCGCGCAGGACTCGTCGCTGAACGACTGGCTGCGCGCGTGGGAGCTGCACCAGGTCAGCGACGCAGCAGACAGTCTGCGCGTGACCCTGGCCGACGAATCACTGAGCGGCGGCGGATCGGCGCTTGCAGCCGTAACGCATTTGGTGGACGGCGCGACCATCGCGCTGCGCAGCGGGCTTGACGGCACGCTCGTCGACGTGGGGCGCTACGTCATCGACGACAGCGGGCAGGACATCGCCGCAAGCGGATTCGGCGCGCGCGAGATCACGGCGATCGATCGCGGCAGTGCGCAGCTCATCGATTACGTCACGCCAATCGACGCCGACCTGCGCGGGCGCGCGACGTATGCGTCTGCGCTGACGGACATCGATGACCTCGACGTGATGACGCCCGTGCGCGGCGACGAGGGCGACGAAGAGGTGCGCGGCACGTCGACCGGCCTGCAATACTCCGGGCTCAACAACCCGTTCGTCGGGTTTGCCGGCGAGGCCGAGGACAGCGGCGACGTCATCATGGCTGCGACGATCAAATTTACCGGCACGAACACGTGCGCGCTGTCGTCGGTTGGCTTTGTGTTCGGCGCAAACCGCGAGGGCGGCGGCAACGTGATGCTGCTGCCGAAAGCCAACGCGTGGACGGGCTACACGCAGACAAAGCCGCGCGTGCGCGCGCTGTCGCTGAAAGCCGTCGACCCTGACCAGCCGCAGAAAGACGACACGGGATGGAACATGGGCGAACGTGTCAACGCGCTGTGGGCGGCCATCGCCGCAGGCGCGATCCGCACCGAGGCGATCAGCGGCGCGTATGTCACGGAGCCGGTGTGGACGGCAGACGCCGACACCGAATACGACGTCGTGCTGCGCGTGTTCGGCATGCGCGTGCAGCTCTACGTCAAAGAGCGCGTGACGGCCGCGGCGACGATCGCGGCCAGCAGCGCCTACACACTCGTGTCCGAATTTTTGTTCGATTACCGGGCGCAGCGCAGCCAGGTCGGCCGCGACTCGATCGGCATTGCAATCAGCACCGACGTGGCCGGCAGCGCGGAATGGTTCCAGCAGGCGAAATACGGCGACATCCGCGCGCAGCTGAGCTACGCGAGCAACGACGATTCATTCTCGCGGCTCTATCAGACCGGTCAGCGCAGCACGACTACTGGCACGCTTATCAACAACATCGCGTCGACGGCGGCGCTGGCCATCGGCATGCGCGTGCGACTGGTCGCGCCTGTGGCCGACACGATCGCGACCATCGTCAACGTGCAGCCCAGCAGCATCACGACCGATGTAAACCTGATTGTGTGGGACAACGGCGGAACGCTCGTCAACAACTATTACATCGACATTTATCTGCTGTCGGTCGGCGATACGTCCGGCATGGCAGACAGCGGCGGATCGCGTGAGACGACCAGCGGCGGCACCGTCGTGACGACCGATCAGGGGACTGTCAAGCTTTCGACGATCTCGTACGGACGCGCGATTTTCATCAGCGAGGACAACACGGCGGCAAGCATCCGCGCGATCGGCACGGATGGGCAGGTGCATCAGATTTACAGCCGCTCGCCGTCGACGTACGGCGCATGGGACGACACCAACCCGCTGCCGAGCGGCGCGAGCGGATACAGCGGCAGCGCACCGTCGGCGTGGCGCATGGTCTATCACCACGGGCGCTTTTTCGACGGCGCGGCGTCGGCCGTCGGCATCCCGGACGGCACGTCGACGCCGCAATACATGCTCGTCGGCAAAGAGCGCATGCGCTACCTGCAGGTCTCGTTCGCCAAACGCGGCGTGTATCCGGGCGACGCGGCCAACAATCACACGTGGGTCATCATGCCTGCGTACTACGCACCTCTGCCGAGCATCAGCGCGGGCAGCACGCAGCTGCGCAACTGGCGCGACGTGTCCGGCAACCAGCCCGGCGACGACCTCGGCCTGATCTCCAATGCGGCGGGCCTGCTGGCCGAAATCGTGAGTCGCTCCAACTCCTCGAACGCCGACCCGGTGGACGCGGTGTATCGCGTTGCGAGCGCCACGTACATCTCGTCGCCGACGACGAGCAGCACGTCATACGTGACGCTCGACGCGCCGTATCCGTCTCCGATCGTCGGCGTGGCGACCAGCGGCAGCGCCGTTACGCGGCAGGGCGACATGCTCGTGCTAAGCGGACGCGCGCAGGACGGCACGGCCAAAGAGCGGCACGACGCCGACGCGCCCGTGCTGTATCTGCCGCGCAACACGGACGAGTCAATCAACGGCGTCACGGTATCGCACCTGGCGGCGTGGTCCGGCCGCGTGGTGACGGTCGAAGACGCTGTGCGCAGGCTGGCGGCGCAGGCCGGCATGCGCGATGCGGCATTCCGCAACGATCACACGACGCCGACGAGCGACGCGTCGCTGACGCTGACCACCACGGCCCAGTCGATGCCGGCGCGGGCGAGCGCCAGCAATTTCGTGCTGCGCGGGCGCGTGCACATCGGCGGCAATTCGACCAGCGGCACGGGCGACGCCGGCGTCACCGGCCGCAAACGCCTGCAGATTGATTTCCGGAGCTACTACCGGCTGACGATCGAGCAATACGCGACCGCGGCAGACTACGCAGCAGGGCGAGCCGGCAACATTCGCATCGGGCTGGCCACGACGAGCACGGCGGTGACAGCCGCGGCCGACGGCATCCGCTGGCTGGCGCAGACACCGGGCATCCCGGTCACGGCGCGCAACCTCGCCGGGTCGGTGTCCGGGTCGTCGCCGAATTACACGCTCGCCGAGGATACGACGCGGCTTGTGGACCTCATGGTCGCCGTGCAGGACGATCGCGTGAGCGTCGAAATAAACGGGCAGCCGCTGTGGGTGTTTGATCTGTCGCGCATCCCATTCCGCTCGTATGCAGCCGGGCCGGTGCAGATCAGCTACAGCACGATCCCGGGGTCGTACACGTCGACGTGGCGGCTCGCCGAGCTGTGCGACGAGATCACGACGCGCCACACGATGCGCGAGGGCGGCACGGCCGCGTCTGCCATCGCCGCGCTCACGCAGTCGCGCCACATCCGCAGTCGCGCGACGCCGACGGGCGGCATTGAATGGTCGCGGTTCTGGGCGCGCGACAACGCCGGGACGATGGGCGACAACGTGCTGCGCGTGCGCAGCGGGTTTGACGGGCGCAGCAAGCGCGGGCATTTGAAAGTGAACGGCGCGACCAGCGGCGAATACCTCGACGAGGCATTCATCCGCAACTACGGCTACCGGTTCGGCGCTTCGGACAATGACACGGCGTCGAGTTACTCGCTGGCGGCGGCGGACGCGCAGCTGCTCGCGCGCGAAGCAGAAGAATTCCGGCAGCCGCGCACACTCGATGGCGGCGGCTTCCTGGAAATTCAGCCCGAGGACCAGATCACAGTGTCAACCGATGCCGGCGGCGACCGGCCAACGATCAACGAAACGCTGGCGGTGACGTCGGCGCGGCTTTACACGACGGACGACCTGCGCGCGGTGCGCGGGTCGTACGAAGCGAGGGTGACGGCATGAGCGATTTTCTCGGCGAGGTGGGCAGGCGCGAAGCGCCAATGCGGAGCGCGACCGTGCTCAGCGTCACAAACAGTCGAGCAAAAATCGAGCTGTCCACCGGCGCGGTGATCCCGTCGGCGCTGCTCGTCGGTGCGACATACGCCGGCGCGCATGTGCGCGTCGCCTACCAGGACGGGCAGTATGTCGTGTACGGCAGCGGCGGCAGCGGGATGCCGAGCGTGTCCGTCGGCGCGTCGTCGGTCGGCGGCACATCCGTCGTCGGCGGCACGCCCAGCCCGCACGACTGGCTCGGCAGTCACCACACGCTTCCGAGCGGCGCGGCGGGTCTGTTCGCGGCAACGCCGGCCTCCTCGAGCGGCGCGGTGTCGATGCGCGCGATGGCGCTGTCGGATTTTCAGGGCGCCGCGGACGCGCGCTACGCGCTGCAGAGCACGGCGATCACGGCCGGCGCGGGCCTGACCGGCAACGGCACGCTCGGCGCGTCGTTCACCATGAACGTCGGCGCAGGAGACGGGATCACGGCAGACGCCGACGCCGTGCGCGTGCGACGCGCGACGACAAGCGGCCTCGCGTTCAGCGGCGGCGGGCTGGCCGTCGGCGCAGGAGACGGCGTCAGTGTGCTCACGGACACCGTCGCCGTCAACCAGGCATACGCGTTCGGCTGGAGCGGCGTGCACACGCACAGCGCACGGCCCGTGTTCAGCGCAGGCGCGACCGTCGCCGCCGGCCAGACGCTGCGCTTTGGCGCAGACGTCGATCTTCAGCGCAAAGCCGCCAACATTTTGTCTTTGGCGTCCGGCGACAACATGGAGTCGACGACGTTCCAGTCCGGCGTAAGCGGCTGGAATATCACCAGCGCAGGGGACGCTGAGTTCAACAACGTGCGCGTGCGCGGCGAGCTGAGCGCATCCGTGTTTACGATTAACGAAATTGCCGCGTCTGCCGGCACGCTCGGCGTATTCAAGAGCGCAGGCGTGGTGTGGGCAAGCTTTACGACGCCGAGCGCCCTCAATGGCGCCGGCACACTGCTTGCCAAGAACAGCGACGCCGACGCGCCGCTGTTTGCGGTCGGCGACATGCTCGAAATCAAGGCGTGGACGGGCACAGCGATCGTGGACATATGGCTCCAGGTGACCGCGCGCACAAACAACACCGCGCACACTTCGTACAGCGTCACGCTGCGCAGCGGATCGACTGCCGTGCTGATCCCGGCCGGCGTGGCAATCGCCGATTGGGGCCCGAGTGGATCAGGCGCGGTGACGCTGAGCGCCGACGGGACGATCGGCGCATCGGCAAACCTGTCGGTCCAATCGCACGCCGGCAGCCCGTGGAGCGCTCGCACGCTGCACCTGCGCCTCGGCAACCTCAACGGCAGCTACGGCTACAGCACAAATACGTATGGGTTTGCGACCGGCAACAGCGCGACAACGTTTCTGGCCGTCGATTCGACCAACGGGCTTCGCATCGTCGACGACACGACAACGCGTTTCCAGGTAGACGCGGCTGGGGCGATGACCATCCGCAACGCGGCCGGCAGCGCAGTGATTACGATGGACAGCACGAGCGCGCGCATCGACAACGTGCTAAACATCGGCACAAACGGCGGCATTTATCAAGGGACTGGAACATTTGCGTCTCCGACTACCGGCTTAAAAATATGGAACGCTTCCGGCGTCGGCCTCATCGGAGGCTACGGCAGCGGAGCGTTGCAATGGTACGCAGGCACAGACGGGAAGTTGTACGCTGGCGGAGGAGACGTGACTCTGTCGAGCACAGGCGTGTCTGTGGCGCCAAATGTCGGCTTAAGAGGCATTACTTGGACGCTCGAAAATGGGTATCGTTTTACGGCCGCCGCAACCACAACATTCCTGGGTTTGTACGACTCGACCAACGATACGGTGCAGCACACGATGCACCTGCTCAATGTAGGGTCTTACGGGTCTCGCATCATTTCAATTTCCGGCGAATCGACCAACGCAACGTGGACCACTGCTGGAGTGGACATCAAAGCCGTGAATACCGCGGGGACAACAACGTTGTCTGTTCGGCAGGGCGCTGTGTCTGTTGACAACGCTTCGCTCAGCGTCGATTACGGCTTGAACGTCGGCACTGCAACGGGAGCAACGACCGGGCAGGTCAAAGCCTCGGCTGGCCTGAGTGCTACAACGGGAACATTTAGCGGCGACGTAAGCGCAAACGACGCGGCGTTTAGCGGAGGCCTCAACGTCGGCAGCGCGACGGGAGCGGCGGCTGGGGCAATCAAGGCGTCGGCCGGCATCAGCGGCACGACGGGGACGTTTAGCAGCACGGTGAGCGGAACGTCCGGCACGTTTACGACCGGCCTCAACGTCGGCATTGCGACGGGAGCGGGGGCTGGGCAGATCAAAGCCGCAAACGTCGTTTTGAGCGCATACCTAATCGTTGGCACGGAAGCAACTTTTTCTGGGCCGATTTTTGCGAATGATTATCTTTCTTGTTCGGGTCACATGGTTGTTGACGGAGATATGGTTGTTGACGGACAGCTGGAGTCCAGTTTTTCTAATACGTGGATTAACACAAGCCTCACTTTTAACACAAGCTGGTCAAATTTTGCCGCGGACGAAACCACGTGGTCGTTTGCTCGCTACAAACGCGTAGGCGATTTTGTGTTTTTGCGGGGCATGATCAAAAGGGCGTCCGGAACCGGATTGTCACTTTCGCCATTTACGCTTCCCGCAAATTTTCGGCCCGCAAAACGGCTAATTTGCGCCGTCATGGCGCTGCGCAACGGGCAGACTGACGAATCAATCAGAGCAGACGTGCTTGCTACCGGGGTGGTCCAATTTTCAAATATTGGCACGACGTCTGCATATGATTACATTTCCCTGAATGGTATTGTTTTCAGCGTCGTTTAGTTCATTAGGCCGACGACGCGCGGCCTGATCAAGACGTAGTCAGGTCGTCAGCGTTGCGCAGCTCGGTATCCGGCGGCCTCCGCGTCGGCCGGCGCGGCAAAACACGCTTCTGGGTTCGTGCGGCTGTATGCGCTCTGCCCGGGCTGGTGATAGATCCACGCCTCGCCCTGGTTGCCTTTGATCGGGTGCGACTCCGGGCAGGTGTTGGCGTCAATCGGCGCTGCGCTGCCGCCGGGTGACGCCGCGCCTGCCGCCGGCTGCGGTGGCGCGATGGGCTGTGATGCAGCGACGGGATTTGTTTTGCCGTCCGCTACGGTGCATGCGCCCCATAGCCCGATGCCCGCGTCCTGCGCAGCCCGCTCTGCAGCCTCGAAGCGTGCGGCGTGCTTCGTGTCGGGCTTGTATTGCTTGGCAAACGCTACGCCGGCCCGCACGAGCTCTTCGTTGACCATACGCCCATCCGGCAGATACACGTAGCGCAGCAGGCGGTCGTATTGATCGGCGTCGGTGCGGTCGCGCTCAAGGATCAGCGTCTGGCCGCTGATTAGCTGCGTGTTGTAAGTCGTTGCCTCTGCGGCAAAGCATTGCACCGGTTCTCCCGGGTCTTTTGATTCCGGCGTGTCGATGCCGATATAGCGCAGCGCCACTTCTGCTCCGTTGTAGATCGCGCGGATCGTGTCGCCGTCAACGACGCGCACGAGCGTAGCGCTTTCTCCCGCCGGCGGCGCAGCAGCTGGCGCGGCTGGCACGACGGAAACAGGAGCCGCAGAAACCGCCTCGGCAGTCGGCGCCGGCGCGAGCTCGACCGGTGCCGGCTCTGTCGACGCGACGGCTGGCGCTTCGGTCGGCGCAATTGTCGGCAGCGGTGCTTCCGTTGGGGGCGCAGTTGTGGGAAGTGGTGCTTCCGTCGGCGGCGGAATCGGCGTCGGCATGATCGTCGCGGTGGCTGGAGACGGGAATGTCGGTGCGACAAAGACGCTGCCACCCGGCGTCGGTGCAAGCCGTGGCCGTGCCGCTCGATTGGGCGACAGCGCTGCGGCCAGAAACGCCAACATGCAGCAGGCCACGATGCCGACGCCACCGATCATCAGTTTGCCCAGTAAACCCGACTCCCATCGTCGACGCAAGTTATTTATCATCCTCATAATTACGTCTACTCTATGGCTAATTCCGGTTTGGCGCAACGAACAAACCTGTGAGTTTGCAGGCTAGAAACTGACATCAAAGCCGCCGAAAAAGCAAAAGCCCGAACTGCGGCGGGGGACGCAGTTCGGGCGGAGGAAGGCGGACAGCGCAGCGCGCGGATAGAGCCGGATGTCCGACGAAGCCACGTCCCCGGCCATCACCGTTGAATGGGACGTAGAGCGCGCGCTGCGTATGAGACTTTACGACGGCGCCGCCAAATTGCCAGACGGCATTGACCATGGCCATACAGGGATGATCAGCTCGAGATCCGCGGCCTCGGTGCGCGCGTGCGTCGCTTCATACACGCCCTTGATGGATTCATCAATTCGGGCGAGCATGCGGAAGCTCTCACGCATGTTGTGCACCTTACGCGTCAGGCCCTCGCATCGCAGCCTGCGGTAGATCGTCGAGCGCGACACGCCCTGCGCCTGCGCCATGTCGTCGACATTCCCGCCGTGCTGTTTCGCCAGTGCAAGCAGCGCCTCGGCTTCTGGCGTGCGCGGCTTTCGCTCGGCTTCCTGCGCGGCGCGAAACTCAGCCCGCAGCGCGGACAGATTTGCGGAATCGACGGAGATGCGTGTCGTCATGGCAGTGACGATACCACCGGATCGATAACCGCGCGCTCGGCCGCGCTGAGCGGCAGCACCAGGTCCGCTTCGGTCAGCATCGGCGCGTCGATGGCCACGTCCTGCTCGAGCACAGCGCGCCGCGCATTCACATACGCCGCGTACTTCTCGCGATCGGCAAACACGTAGCGCTGGCTCTTGTCATCCAGCTCGCCGAACTCGCGTGCCGCCTTCGTCGTCACCGGCTCCAGCCCGCTGTCGTCACGCGCTCGTTCAATCGCGCGCTGCAACCGGATCAGCCTGGACGCCGCGACGACCGACTCGCGCCCGGCGTAGGGCGCGGACAGGAGACGGTCGATGACGCCGGCCATCACGAGCCAGCTTTCAAGGGAGAGGGTTGCGATGCGGGTAGTAGTCATTTTTGTTTTTCTTGCAGCTTAACGCGCGAAAACAGCCAGTGAGCGGCTGCTGTCGCGTCAATCGGTGTTACCAGATTCGGAGATAACAGCTGTTCTCCGGGCGCTTGGTATCCATACGCCCCGTGCCAGCCGACCAACAGCGCGCCGAACGCCTCGTGCGCCCATTTTCTCGGGTACACGGCACAGATCTCGCCGAGCGCGTCGATCTCGACGCGCTCGAACATCGACGTCAGCAGCATGTTCTTCTGGCGTGACGTTGCGCGCTGGAATGCCGCGCCGAGCTCGTTGAGCGCTTCGATTGCGCGGTCTACGCGATCCTTCGGCACGGATTCCGTGATGTGCAGCGCGCCGAGGCCGCCAGCAAATTCCGCAGCGAGCGTGCGGTACGTGTCCTCGCCGATCTCGCCGAGCGCATAGCGGCGCTCGACATTGAGCAGACCCCGCTCAAGGCGCTTGCGCTGTTTGTCAAGGCTCGCGCGTTTCTGGTGGCTGGGCTGCATCGCGTCGAGCTCGGCGTGAATCCCTGCGATAACGCCGGCCGGAAACTGCAGCGCGCCGAGCCACTGATCGATGCGCGCGTCCACGTCCGCGCACAGCCATGACACGCTCGGAGCCGCGCGCGTGCGATAGCGCCGGACGCCGTCGTGATTCTGGCTGCGCACCTTCGCGCCCTGGTAGTAGGCGAGGCCGCTGAGCGTCGAGCAGAACGCTTTGTTCGGGCTCTTGTCCCAGCGGCTGGACCAGGCGGCGCGCATCGCCATCACGCGCTCGGCAAGCTCGTCGTCAATGATCGGCTCGACGCTGGGCGAGCGCTCGTATCCGTATTCGGCAGCGTGATACGACATCACGCTGCCAGTCGGTGCCTGATGCATTGGGCGTATGCGCACATGCCCCGAGCCGGTCGCCAGGAAGCCGGCGTACTGCATGACGCGCCGCACGATCTGCTCGCAGCGCTCCTGCGTCCACGGCTCCGGGATCCGCGTGGTCTGCTCGTTTGTGAACTTTGGGCGGTGGTACCACTCGCCGGCTGCGTTGAGGCGAGCCGCGACGCGATGCAGCGCTTCGCCTGCGACGTAGGCGCGCAGCACGATGCGCGCCTGTTCGGCGAACGTCGTCGGCACAAGGCGCGCTTTCATGCCACGGCCGACGCGCATGTACCCGTATGCGGGACGCCCCCACGGCACCAGGTGCCGGCGCAGCGTCTGCGCAGTTGCCGCCATGCGCTCGCTCGCTTTGTCCGACTCGAACTGCGCCATGACGGCGTCGTCGAGCAAGGCGCGGATTTCGCGTGCGCCCCATCCGTCGCGCGCGCTGTCGTAGCGATTCATGACCAGCACGAGCCGGTAGCGATCCGGCTTTGTGCGGATTGTCTCGATGAGCTGCGCCATTGCCATCACGTTGCGGTTGCTGCGGTCTAACTCGTATGCCACGAGCACCGCCTTGTCTGCGGTCAGATAGCGGCGCTTGACGGTGCGCCAGCCCGGGCGCGTGTGCTCGTAACGCCCGCTGCGGTGCCCCTGCGTATCCGCGTGCCATTCCGGCTCGGGCAGGTGCAGGCGCGCGCACTCGGCCGAAATGGCATCGCGCTGCTTTACCTCGGAGATGCGGTCCTCCTCGCCGAGCACGAGCGATTTGCGCACGTATCCGTAGACGCTTGCGTCACTCCACGCCTGCGCAAGCTGCTGCTGCTGTTTGTCCATCATCATTGTGCTCACATGTATGCTCCATCATGATCTGCGCCGCAACCGCGCAGAAGCGCGCGAACCACGGGTCGTCTGCATAGGGCGGCTTTGGCACGCCCACAATCCACGGCAGCGGCTCGGCCGCGGCGCTGGTTTCGTAATCCATTATTGACCTCCTGCGGTCGATGTGTCAATCGCGACTTCGCCGCGCACGCGTCCCCACGCGCGTGCCCATCGCAGCCGCGCCGCATCGCTGTGCCCGGCGTATCCGTCCGGGATGCACACGTCGAGGTGACCGCTTGCGTATTGACGCGCGAAGCGATCCGCGCAGACGCCCATCGTCGGCAGTCGCAGCTCGCGCGCCCGCTCAGCTGCGCGGCCGATGAGCGTGACGCGCGAACCGAACGGGATGTTGTGCGGGCAGGCGAACGCGCCGAAGAAAGGCGCGCGTCCGTCTGCCATGACGGACCCTCCGCTGATCGTGTTGGCGCCGGGCGTGTAGGCGCTGATCGAGAGCGTGAGGGTAAGCACGGCGATCACCAGCGCGCTCCCTGCGCGGCGACTGCGCGGCGGCGCTTCCAGATGCGCACGCGCTTCTGGTTGGCATGAGCGCGGCAGGCGTCGCTGCAGACGCTTCGGTTACCCGCGCGATCCCATACGCGACCGCACACCGAGCACGGTCGCAGCGCCTGCACGCCGTGCCAGCGGATGTTCCAATACACGGTGTGTGTTGACACGTGCAGCGACAGTGCGGCCGTGCGGGTGTCCCAGCCTGCTGCGTCCAGCGCGCCGAGAAGATCGTCACGTGTCACAGCCGCACCTCTTCCCCGTCGTCGTTGTAGCGCGGGCTGGAGAGCGCGCCGATGCTGGGCGCGGGCTGGGCATCCATCGCAGCGCGGATCTGGCGCACGCGCTCCTGCTCGTCGCGATCGAGCTGTTGGATGCCGTCGCCGACGCAGGCGAACACTTCGTAACTGCGCGCTTCGCTGAGCCGCTGCATCCACGCGCATGCGTCTTCGAGCGTCAGGAAGCGCCGCACGATTGTGGGCCTGCCGCGCAGGTCCACCACGGCCACAGAATTCATTTGCCACTCCTTGCCGTCCAGCGCTGCATGCGCCGCACGCCATACATTTCTCCGCTCGCGTCGTAAATCGCAGAATGTTTGGTGTCGGGCGAGAGACAGTCGGCGCGCATTGCGGTGCGGCCGACCATCGACGACACGACGTAGACGACGCCGGGCTCGGGATCGGGCAAGCCAGTGACTGCGCCGATGCTGTGGTGCAGCACGCGCACTCGCTCGACGTCGTGGCGGTAATCGTCGACCTGGTCGACGTGCGCGATGCGCCCCGTCACGGGGAGCACCAGCCAGCGGCTCGGCAGGTCCTGCTCGAGAAGCGGATCGTCAGCGCGCCCGAGATACACGCGCACGACATGCGGGGTCAGGTTGAAAAATCTCGTCACTTGAGCTCCTTAGGCGTGTAGGGGCATATCACGTGCGTGCTGCCGTTGTCGGCGTCGATGCGGATGCCGCCCTGACGCGTCGGCCATTGGTCGTACATGCGCAGGACCGCGTGCGCGCCGGAGCGTTTGAGCGCTGCTCTTAGCATCGACGTCTGCACGCCGATGCGCAGCGTCTTGCCGTTGCCGTGCCCGGGCGCTGCCGGGCGCGACATGACCATCAAGGAAGCGCCGTCTACGACGCGCTCGATAGCGATCGTCGGCTCCGGACTCTCGTCGGCGCAGTAGCACAGCGCAAGCCAGTCGCACAGCGGAATTGCCGTGCGCGGCGGCCGCACATCCATGCTGGCCGTGTCTGGTCGCAGATGCGTCAGCCAGCCCCACGCCTTGACGACGTTAGGCGTGACTGGGACGCGCCACGTGGTCGCGTGCGTGACCCCGCCGTCAGCGCGCACGCCGCCCTCGAGCTCGAGGACAAGCCACTTATCTACGCGCGACAGCGTCACGGACCCGCCTGCGCCCGCCTGATGCATTGCGTCCAGTTCGTCGCCAAGCGCTTTCGCGTTAACGCTAAACGACTCGCAATCGCCGGCCTCGACCAGCTCGATCGCCCACGCTGCGGCGACGCCGTCGGTCGTGAGCAGCGTGAGCGCCTGCGCCGCGACGCTGACGTGCACCAGGTCGATGCCCAACGGCGCGGGGTGCCCTCCGCGTGCGAGGTATTCGACGGAGCGCCACATCGCGCGCAGGCGGGTGAGCGACACGACGGCGATGGTGTGATTCATCGCCGCAGCTCCCGGCCGATCGCAGCGCGAATCATTCGGCGCAGGTCATCAACGCATTCGTCTGCGTGATCGCGCGCGCGCCGCTCGCTTTCGTCGCCGAGCGGGCGTGCGTCATACACGCACAGCCGCACGCGCGCCGCGCGAGCGCCCATCGCGTTGACGGGCTCGGCCGGCGCTGGCGTCGCGAGGGTGTCCATTTGCACGAGGATCGCGCGCAGGCGTTTCTGCTTTTCGCGCTTGTTCATCTTTTCAAACCCTTCACCACGCTTGCGGCGTCTGTGATCGCGGTGTCTGCGTCGGCCATGGCGGCCCGCTGCGTCGGCGTCAGCGAGCGGTAGCGCTCGTCGGTGATGACCTCGCGGGCCATCGCGCGCGCCGTCGACACGTAGGACGCTTCGGCGTGGCCGAGCGCAACGCGCAGCGCGAGCGTTGCGGCCTTGAGCATTTCCAAAAGCAGCGTTTCGTTCACGGCTGCGCCTCCGCGCGCAGTTCCGTGCCGCGCCAATAGTGCCGCGTGCACGGCTCGAAACACAAGTGCTTCCAGAGCCAGTTCCACTGCCGCATGTCCTGCTCGGTCGGCTGCATGATCCAGTGCACCTCGAGATCGCCCTTGTGATCGTGCAGGCCCTCGACGCGCTCGCACAGCGGCAGCGGCGACGTCCATTCGGTCAGGTGCGCGTATGCCGTCGCGACAAGCTTCAAACGCTGCTGCCGGCCGAAACTACGCGGCGGCTTAAATTCGATTCGCGTGCTGGTTTCGTAGTCGCTGATTTTCATCGCGCCAGCTCCGTGAGCATGTTGCTCGTCTGCGTCCAAGGAGCCATGTCACGTGCAATGTTCTGCAGGTCGACGCGTTGCGCGGCGCTCAGCGGAATGCCGAGACGCTCCTGCATCGCGACGCCGACGATGACATGCAGCATGGCACGGAGCGCAGATTCGTTGTCGGCGTGATCCTCGGGATGGTAGCTGCGCATGACCGGCGCGTCTTCGTTGGTTGTGATTTCCATTTGTGTCTCCTGGCGCCCGGCGTCGCACTCGCCGGGCTCCGCTAGTTATTCAGTGACGACGAAAGCCACGCAGTCCTTGTATTTCTCCGGCACGATCGCGGAGCGCCCGTCGATGTCGACTGCCAGGTTGGCGATGCTGCTCCACTCGCCGGCCTTCGGCGCCGCGTCCGGCGCGATCCACATCGCCGCTTTCACGTTGTCGTGCAGCAGGCGCGACATGAGAAATCCAGCGAACTCAAACTCGCACTTGCCGTAAACCCACACGCCGCGATTTCTGCCGATGGCCAGCACGGCGAGAACGTGGTTCTGCAGGCGCTGGTGTTCGTTCGGAATGTGGATCGTGATTGCTTTGTTCATCGTGTTCTCCAGTGCCCGGCGTCGCACTCGCCGGGCGTTGTCGGTGCGCTACGCCTGCGGCACTGGGTTCAGCGCTTTCTTCAACGCGTTGATGGCTGCAGTGCGCTCGGCCGGCGTGCTGCGGCCATTGGCAATGAGCACGGTGCGCGCGCACTGCATCGCTTCTTTCAGCTCGTCCATCCACTCAGCCATGCCTGGCTGCAGCTCGTAGCTGTCGTGCTCGTCAACGATTGCCGCGGCCTGCTTGCCAAGCGCGATGAGCTCGGCCTTCCACGTGTTGTCCGCAGGCGCAAGCTTTGGCGCAACGGCGGGCTGCGGCGGTTCCTGCTCGACGAGCTGGCCGCCGATCTTCACTTCCGGAATCACCTCGCCGTCGGCGTCGACGTCCGCGCCCATCTCTTCCGGCGTGCAATACGCGCCGATGATGTCGGGGCAGGCGACACGCGCGCCGGCGCTGATCGCGCGCGAGAACAGCATGGCGTCGGGAAACTTGTCCATGTTCTGGACGCCGGCGCGCTTGGCTCGGTTTTCGTCCCACGTCTCAACATGGGTCACCACGCCGTTTTCGGTGAACTCAATCGAGCAGCGCGTCGAGGATTTCTCGATCACGCGGTAGTTGTATCGATTGCTGCCCTTGATGCGCGCGGCGATCGTTCCGGCTGCGAGCGTGACCTTGCCTTTGATAATGTGGAAGGCGTTCATGGAGGTGAACGGCGGCAGGCCCATCTCTGCGCCGGCCATGATCTTGACGAAGCATTTGGCGGCGCTGGCCGAGTCCGCGAACAGGCCGGATTCGGCGAAGGTCTTCGCCACGCCGAGGAATGTCTCGGTCTGCTGCACGACGCTCAAGCTGTTGTGTCCCATATGCGTTGCTCCTGATTTGCTCTCAATACATGGTGACGCCGAACGTGTCGGCGTCTGCTGCGCACGCGCTTGCCTCGCGTGCGTATCCGTTGACCTCGTGATTCCAGCCGGCGACGATTTCGTACGCGTCGGCCTCGACGTCGTAGTGCGCGACCTCGCAATACCAGATCGCGCTGGCGTCGGTGTAGTCGGCGACCAGCGCGCGCATGGCGGCTGCGCCGTAGAGCGGCTGCGACGAGTCGAGGCTCGCAATCATTTCGCGCATCTCGCGCACCGCGGCGGCCATGTCGATGACGGCCTGCATGATGTGCGCATTCACGGGCGCACCTCGATGCGGCGCGCGCGCATGACGCCGGACCCGGCAAGGACAGTGAATCCGATGCACAGCCCGATGGCGATGGCGATGACGACGGCGTGCCGGATCATGGCAGCACCCCGGCGCACGTCTGCTGGGCCGCGCAGCTGCGGCTGCGAGCGTAGGCGGCGTCGGCCTCGGCGTCCCACGCGGACGCACCGGCGAACACAGCGGCGATGACGAGCAGCACCGCGACCTGGGCGAAAAGCTCGGGAAGGGACCGCGGCATCACCGCGCCTCCCCGGCGATCATCGCCAGTTCATCGCGCAGCCGGGCTTCGGCCGCTTCGGCCGCCGTGCGGAGCGCGTCACGCATCACGCGGCGCTGCTCGTCGTCGATGTCCCAGTTCTCTCGGGCAGCGTTGATGCGCCGCTCGCACAGCGCGACGCGCTCCCGCAGGCTCTTGCACGTGTTGGGCGACGCAGCGATGATCGACGTGAGCTTCTCGATCTCCGCTCGCACGCGGGCGGACGCTTCCAGAATCGGCTTGGTGGAAGTCATCTTAAGGGGCTGCGGCATCACTGCGCCTCCCCGGCAATCACCGCCAGTTCTTCGCGCGTCGGGTAGGCAGGCACGAGCGGGTGGCCTGCGTCGAGCTGCTGCTGCACGCGGCGGCTGAGCGCGTCGCGCTGGCCGTCGGCGCTAAGCAGCGCGTTGGTGCCCGTCTGCAGCCAGCGCTGGAAGCCGAGCTCGGCTTGCAGCACGAGGAGCTGCCGACGCAGCTCGGTGTACGTGATTTTGCCGGCGCGATACGCGTCCCGGTGCGGCTGCGCCTGCGCGACGAACGCGCGGCACAGCGGGGTGGTTTCGTTTTCTGTGGTCATTACTGGTCTCCTCACCGCTTGGCTCTCGGTGATGACGGAAATTATATGTCCTACAGGAAACATTGTCAACAGTCAACAGTATGGCCTACAGGAAACTTTTCCGTGTATCCTTTTTGCATGAACCCAACAACGCGACAACACACCGCATTTGGAGCATGGCTCGATCACGCAGTCCGCACCCGACGCGGCCCAGGAGGCGAATGGCTCAGCCAGCGCAAGCTCGCCATGGCCGTGGGCGTGCAGGCTCCGGCAATCAACAAAATAATCACAGGCCGCACGCGCCCGTCCGCGGAGGTCGTGATCCGCGTCGCGAATTATTTCAACGATGACGTATCAGAGCTGCTGCGTCTGGCCGGCTACGAACCGCCCCGCCCTGAAATGACCCTGCCGACGCCGGACAGCCCGGCAAAAATCGAAATGATTGAGCTAATCCGCGAGGTGCTGAGCGACAAAGACGCCGAGCGCGAGGCAATGGCGATTAGCGCGATGATTAAGGCGCTGCGCTACGGAGCTAATTTTTCGGG